CGAGAAACTGATATAGCAGCCACCCGAACGACGTATGGTTGCGATCTTTGCTCCAAATCTTTTTGGTGTCGCGGTCGTGGTTGCCGCTCACGCAGGGTAAGAAGACGTGTCCGAACGTATCAGCCATCAATGTGATTGCCGGCACGAGATGCTTGTACAAATCCATGAGCGTCGGCATTGTGTTGAGTTCATTCGACGCCGCCAGCTCGTCGTGCAGGTTCCCGCTAATCATGTCGCCGCCGAGCGGCATAACGATGCCGGGGTAACGCATCTCCGGGTCAATAATCTTGCAGAGAAAAATCGTTGACTCGATCACGGTGCGCAGCCGGCGGCGCGCGATAGCGAGGTTGTACGAATTGACCTCGCCGATTTGCGAGGCGCGTACCTGCTCGCCCCAATGCAAGTCGCTGAGCATGAGTTTCGGCACGCCCGGCGCTTTCGCCTTTTTCGGCTCATACGCCCACGAGGGTAACTGCAATTCGTTAACGGCAAGCTTGGCGGTGCCGAGAAATTCGCGCAACGCCTCGGCGGTGCTCGCCTCGGTATTCGCCTCCTCAAGCTGGCGCTTGAGGTCCGCAATGATGAGTTGCGGGTCATGTACCTTGCGGAAATCGGCTAATTTCTTCGCCATGGCCTAATCCTCGTCGGGCGCCCAGTGTTTGAACGCGCGGGGTTGTTCCTTGCACAATTTCGCCGCCATCTTAGCATCAGCAAACCAGACTTTGCGCGGCGTCTTCTTGTGGGCGCCCGGCACGATAACGATATGCGCGGCGAACGACGGGCGTGCTTCGGGCAGTTGATTGACAGATAAGTCAGCCCGCTTGGCAAGGTCTATCTCGTACTCCCAATCATCCCCGTCCCGGGCCATCGCCGCGAACGCCTTGCGGACGGCGGACGGGATCTTAACCGTCGGGTCGTGCGCGGCGCGGAGGTCGTCAAGGGTTTTGCGGGGTCGTTTCGCTGCTGTGCTCAAGGGCTACTCCTTACGTGGTCGAATCAATGCGCCGCGGAAGTACCGCGGCGTGCTCTCAGCCGCCGGGCGCCGGACAATGCCGTAGGCTTGTGCGAGTTTGTCGATTTCCTTGCGCTCGACAATCGCAGCGTCCATTACCTGACGGGCGCTCGTTTTCTTCAATCGCATCCGCGCCCTACCTCGCTGACGCCGGTCGAGTAGTAATCATCGACGCCGCCCTGTCGGTTCGTGTTGTACGTGTCGGCGTCGCGCCAGCCCTGTGGACACATATAGCCCCATCGGCGGCGTTGCGGCCAGCGAAGCCATAGCGTCCACACGGGGCGGGAATCGATGAGCTCGATTCGGTGCAGCGTCTCGGCTTTGCGAAACAGCGGGCGCCATGCGCGCCGGTAGTATTTACGGTCCTTGAACCATCTGCCGTCGGCTTGACGCGAGCGTACGCCTGCGTCCCATCCTGATGGCCACCGCCGCAATGGTGGCTGCATGCCGTCTGGGTAATACTCGCGCACGACCTCGACGAACCCTTGCCGGCTAAGAATCAGCGAGATGCTATCGCCCTTGTGATCGTGCAGCGCGCGGTCGTCGTCGCTCCGCAGCCATTTATGCAGGCTCAGCTGCCATCCACGCAACACGAATAGATGCCAGCGTATAGTCTGCGGGTTGTTTCGCGGCCCAATAATCAAATCAGGCTTTCGCAATTTGGCGTTCCCATGTTTTGATTGCATGACAGTTGGCACACCGAACTTTGCATTGACCCATTTCGATTTCCGCCATCAGTCCCTTGATATTTCCGATACGGCCTATCTCGGCAGACTTAGGCCCTTCGTGGTCAAACTCCAATGCGGCGAAATGTCCTCGATAACCGCAATCAATACAGCCTTTGGATAGCTTAAATTCCTGTCTCCAAAGTCTCACGGCCTTGCGGCTATTACGACAATTTTTCAAATGTACGGCGTATCGCGCGGGGTATTCTTTGGTTTTGATGTAGCTTCGCGCGCGAGATTGCGTCAGTTGATTCGGATTGTCCCGTTTAAGTCGAGCGCGTTGCGCGCGACGCTTGCATTTGTCCGAACAGTAACGCGCGTTATAGCCCATAGGTTTAGGCTGAAACGGCGTCGAGCACTGCAGGCAAGTCATCATTTGAGGACCGATCCTATAGGACCGATCCTAGCGTGTCAACTAAGGTCCGGTCTTCGCCTTTATCGGGACCGCCGGCTGCGCACGAGCCTTTGCCGCTGCCGCCGCCGTCTTGAGCGCCGCCTGTCCCGTCTCGTGCTGGCGCTGCTTGTCCGCTTCGCTCGCCTCGTGCTCGCGCGTGGCGTCGCCCTCGGGGTCGGTCGTTGGTTCCTCGGGCTCGGGCGGCTCGGGCGGTCCGCCGGTCAGATTGCTGTAGCCCGAATCGGGGTCGGACTGCAACCGTACGCGCGCCTCGTCGGGCGAGATGACGCCGGCATTGATGTAGCCCGTGTCCATATCGGCGTCGCTCTTGCGAATCTCCGAGAGCTCCTTTTGCGTCGGCTCATCGAGCGTCACCCAATGGATAACGATATCGTCGTCGATTTTGCCGAGTAACGAGCACTGAATCGCGTTCAAGAGCTTCTGCAAATTCGGCTGGTATAGATGCACGCACTGCGCCATGATCCAGTCATACCAAACCTGAATTTCGCCCTCGGACGTCGCGTTCAAGCCGGTAGGCACGACGCCGAAAATCTTAACTAGCGGCGTGTGCCACACGGCTGCCATGTGTTCTTGTGACTGAGCCTGCAGCTTGTCGAGCGAGGCAAGCGACGCCTCGGCAAAAGCCATTTCCTCGGTGTCTTTGTTGATAGCGTTCACGCCCTGGTTATTGCGTGTCGCGGTCAAGATGTTGAGCCGGGCGAGCAGCCCGGAGCCGTCGGGCGCGCCATCCTCGAGGGTCGCTTGCAAGTCGGTCGACAATACGAGCATCGAGAAATTGTTGATAAGGTCGTTTACGCTCTTGCGCGTGCGAAGCCACATGTTGACCGCCATCTCGCCGAGTTGAATTAGCGAGATGCCCGAGAAGTTATACATCGGCTTCAGGAGGTCGGGCACTTCGTGGCTGATAAACGTCAAGATGCGATCGGCGTGGGTCTTGCGCCCCATGATGTACCAGGATGTCGGCTTGTAAAAATCCTCGCGTTCCGGGTAGCTCGCGTTCCACGAGTACGGCGTCGACCAGTACGGCTCGAAACACGCAATGCTTTTCAGGCTGCCCTTCGGTATGCCCGCCGGGGAAATCTCGAGCGGTTTCTGTCGCGCCTGGTCGTCGGCGTCATTGATATTAAGGTAAATCTGCCCGCGCCCGAACTCGCAATCTAAGAGCGCCGCCCGGTAGAACTTCTCGCGGACCTTGAGCCGCTCGCATTCCGCCTCAATCTGCGCGATAACCTCGCTTTTGTCGCCGCCGCTCTTGCTCTGCAGCTTGAACCATTTGCGGGTCATTTCCGTAGCAACCGTCTCGCACGGGGCGCGATACTCGGATATCTGCGTGAGCTCAGAGAGGTACGGGTAGCCGGGGAACCACAACCCCCCGCCGTACCCCTGCGCGCTGCCCTGATAACCCCACGAAGGTCCGAACGAGTCGAGCGCGAGGGTCGTCCGCTCGACCTCGCCCACACAGAGGAACGTCGGAGCCGCGTCCATTGCCGGGGCGCCGTCAGCCGCGAGTACGGGGGAGCCGTCCTGTGCGAGCAGCACGGCGGGCTTCGTACGGAGCATGGCGGGGTCGCGCGGCAGCACGCCCGCCGGGAGGTCGGGTATCGTGGCAGCCGTCGGGCGGTCGGGGCGCTTCGGGTGCATCGGCGCGTCCTGCGTCGCCATTTCGGCGGCGAGCCGCATAAGCGCCGCCGGGATGACCATCCGTTTAGGGGGCGCAGCCTTAGGGGCGGGCGGGGGGTTGAGCCAGTTTGCGACTCGAGCGCGTAGTTTGGTGAGCATAATCCGCACTATAGCGTGTCTGCGCGAATCTGTGAACCGCGACACGCTTAACGTCCACGATAGCGCGTAAACCTTGCAATCACTGAATAACGGAACGGAGCTAGACGAGTTGACGCGATGTCCCGAAACTGTGACGCATGCACGTTGACGGCGGCGTCAGCCTCGCCCAGAATGGCGCCACAATCACGGAACGGAGTAAACGAGATGAAAGGCGGGTCTATGAGCAAATTCAACTGGGATCAACGAATGAACTTCAAGCGCGCCGTGCGCCTGAACAGCCCCGCAACGTTTGCGGAACTTCGCAGCCTGTACGAATCGGTGCGAGCCGGTACGCAGTTCGGCTGTTACTCGGGTTACTCGCCATGAGCGAACACGATGCACATTTGAGCCTGACCGATACCGTCAGGATTATCCGCGAGGACGCATTGCGCCCCGCCGACCCGCTGGAAACCACGCAGCGCATGACGCCGTATCAGAAAATGGAAGCGCGGCGGCGCGGGTGGGCTCTGCATTTCCGGGCGCAGGAAGCCGTGCGGACCGGACCGAGCAGTATCTCAACGCCGGATTTCCGCGACAACCGCCCACGTGGGCATCTCGATGAGCACCAGAAACGCATCCAAGACTTACGCACGGGGGACGACGAATGATTTCCCTCGTCCTCGCCGTTGCTATCGGCACCGCGCAGCCCTGTCTCGCGCCGCCCGTTATCCATCATCACGGACACCGCGCGCATGTCCCGCAGCCCGTACAATCCTGCGTGACGCCGCCGGTTCCAATGTGCTTCCGTGAACCGGACACGGAACCGGACATTCTCCCGATAGCCGCACCGCTGATTTACTACACGTCGCCGCCCCTGGCGGATGACACGCCGCCGGCCGGCGAAACGTCGCAGGACGAGCCGCCCATTATCGCCGGGGGCGAGGTTATCGTGCTCGGCACGACCGGTATATACGCGCCCATCGGCGGGGGCGATACGCCCGTGCCGCCCGGCGGATACTCGCCGCCCCCTGTCGGTACGCCGTGCTGTGCGACGCCGCCCACGCGGGCGCCCGAGATGAACGGACCGGGGGCGGCTGGCGCCCTGACGCTGTTGCTCGGCTGTGTGGCGGTGCTGCGGGGTCGTCGCCGTGCGTGAAACGGGGCTCACGTCACGGAATATGCATTACCGTTGGGAATGGCAGATACCGCAGCCCAAACCGGGCGAGGTCGAGTACCTGGCTTCCCGGGCTCGCCGAACTGTGACGGGCGTCGCTGCAGCCCGGCCGGGAACAGCCGACAATACAAGACATGGACATTCTAGCCAACACAGTCGCCCGGATCGCTCTTAACCTGCTTGGGTTCGTCGTAGGGTTCGGCGCGGTCATTTTACTTTTTTGGAGTTAAACGAAATGAGCAACCAAACGAAACACACACCCGGACCGTGGAGCGACGATGGCGACTATGTCCGCGCCAAGGCAGGCAACAATCGCCCGGACCTGATGCGCATCGCCGAAATCTTCCCTGTATGGAGCGAGGCAGAGGGCGCCGCCAACGCCAAGCTCGTCGCTGCCGCGCCGGATATGGCGGAAGCGCTGCGCCTAATGCTCGACGTCTACGGTAAGGACGCGACCGGCGGCGTATCAGATCAGGCACGCGCCGCGCTCGTAAAGGCGGGTCTATGAGTTGCTACCAACTAGGCGTTGTCGTCGGGTCGGGGCTAGCGCGTGTCGCAACGCTCGTAGCGCTCCTTTACTGCGCGTATGAACTGCGCGACATAAGCCACACGCTCGCCAGCATCGACCGCGCAACGTACGTGATGTGTGCGAAAAACCCTACTGATATCGATCTCTGTCTGTAGATAGGAGCTAAATATGAGCAACTACGAACTATTCGGCCCGAGAGGCGGCCCGTTCTACGTCGCCGACACCGACCGGCGCGTGCGGCGCGCGTCCTTCTCCGCAGTCATCTTACTTTTTTGGAGATAAATATGAAAATTCTAGCTTTGTTTCTCGCGCTCGCCACCGTGGCGGCGCACGCCGAGGCGCCCCTATGGGTCACGGTCACATCGAACGCAACAGCCGCATTCGCATTTAAACGCGGCTCGTGCAAAGCCGTCGACAGTGATAAGGGGGTACACGCGCTAGTTTGCATCGAGCGCCAAACAGCCCCCGACGGTACGAGCATGTTCCACTACGTCGCGATTGACCGGGACACGTGCCCGACCGGCGTCGGCGAAATCCTCACTAGCGACATGCGCGGTACGCTCCTCGCGGACGACCAAGTGGTGGCGGACGGAGGCACGATCGCCAGTCAGGAATGGGAATTTATGTGCGGCGTGTCAGGCACCATCAAATGAGCACCTACGAACTATTCGGTACGAGGAACGGTCCGTTCTACGTCGCCGACACCTCCAAGCGGGTCCGGCTGCACGGGCGCCCGCTCACGCGCTACCCCATGAGTCGACTGTACGATCAGCGGTGCGACGCCGTGGCCGTGCAAGACTGGCTCGCCGAGCGCGCTGCGGGCTACCCGCCGAAACAGTTGCCGTGGCCTGCCGAATGAAACCCACGGGGCAACCCGCCGGGCGCGCGTACGAGTTCGCCTTGCTGCTCATGCGGCTAGTCAATATCGGAATGTTCTGGTTGATTATCGCCGGATTGTTTCGGCTAGGACTCGGTGAAGGATCATGAGATACGCCGACGCAAAGCATGAGTTCGACCGGCGGTACTGGCATCGCATGCTACACAAGCACGGCTCGGTACGCGCGGCAGCGATCGCAGCGGGACAATCCCGTCAGAACGTGTCCAAGGTGATAAATTCCCTCGGGATGCGCTCGCCGGTCAGCGCAAAGTATCGGAAGGATTTGACGCTGGTCGCGCCGACTCCCACCACGGCGGAGGAGTCAAACGCCAAGAGTCGGCCGACCTGCGCCGGCTTGAGGTAAAGCACGGAAACCGCCCCCAGTCTAAGGCGGGTAGGTCTGTTCAGTCAATGCCGGGTCGTCCTCGCCCACGGGCTCGAGCTTCGATAGCAGCACGCCGTTGTTCCGCGCGTAATTCTTGGCATACGCCTCGGCGTACTCGCGACTCGTGGCAGTGATCGGCTGCACGACTTCCTGCAAGTACGTCGCCTGATATTTCATACCGGCAGTGTGGGCCACGCCGCGCCGCGCCGTCAACCTCGACGCGCCGTAGGCATTACCTGACCTTGCACGGTCGCGAGAATGGCGCCCATGTTCGTCATGCTCTGCTTGCGCGGGGCGAGCATCATCAGCACTGCATCTGCAAGGTCGGGGCTAGCCACGTCGTCGGGCGCCTTCTCGATTTGAATCTTGCCCGTGAGCGTCTCTTTGACCGTGGCTTGCGACAACTGCGAGAGCAGCAAATCGCGCAACGGCAAGGCGCCGTCGATGCAGATAATCAATTGCGAGTCGTACGTCATGCCCTTGCGAGCTCGCCAGGCGTGATAACAGCCGAGCCGCCCCGCGTACCACGTCTGCGCCTTGCGGTTCAAGAATAGGTCTTTCGCCTTGCGCTTCGTACCCGGCACTATCTGCTCGGGGCGGACAACGGCTTCGCTCCCGCGGTACGGGTGGGTCGCAATCGTGCCGTGCTTGAAATACGCCTCGGCGTCCTTCATCGTGGACTGCGCCTCGGTTCGCGCCTCGTTAATGAGCCGCGCATCGGAGTGAACAGCCGCGCCGCCCATGCCGTCCGCGTCGTAGTCCATCGCCGTCAAGCCCCATTCCTCGCAAACGTTGAACGCACGCTGCACGCTGTAGCCCGTATCCGAGCCCTTGCCCGACCACTGCTCGACGTGCTTGACCTTGCGACCCTTGCCGATGGCGAGCGCGTTTTTGTCCTTGCCCTGGTCGGCAATGTCCATCGCGGCCCGCAGCGCGCCAGTCTCGAGGTCGATGCCTAGGAATTTGTCGATATCGACCGCGGCTTGCGCCCACGCGGACGGGATGCACACACCCTCGAGCGAGGCGGCGAAGTCGCAATCAATTTCCTGCTTGATGACAACCTCGTCGAGCTCGGCGCATTGCTGCTCGTACCAGGCTTGCGACTTGCGCGGGTCGTCGCGCCAGGTGAAGTCGAAGCGCCGTATCGCTGGATTGTGGGCGCGCGTGTAGAAGCTGTTCGCCATGCCGTTCACGCTCGACATGTCGATACGACAACGGGTATTGGCAGAAAGATTCTTGTCGATAATCTTGGGATGTTCGAAGTGCGCCGACTCATCGACGATGAATATCGCCTTACGACCGCCGCGACCCGCCATGTCGCCCGCCTCGCCCGTGATGCTCGACCCCGTAAGCGGGAACGATACGCGCTTGTCAGCGCTGCATTTTGTCATATCAAACCCGCCGTTGAACTCGGGTGGCAGGTACTCGAGGAACGAGCGGACCTTGTAGAACAGCGTGTCCGGGTCGCCCGAGCGGTCGAGCTTGATTTCGAGCGCGCTACCGATGCCCGCGGCGAACCCCGTGCGGAAGATGCACAGCGTGCAGAGTATCGCCATAGCGACCCATGACGCGCCGACGTCGCGCGACTTGACGACAACGCCCGGCTTTGAGTCGAGCCAACAGCCAAGCATCCACCGTACCATCTCGCGTTGGCGTGGGAACAGGTGAAACGCAATGACCGGGTTCACGCCGTCGGCGATTAGCCGCGGGTCGTTCGTGTAGCCCCATTGGTCAATGAACGTTGCCATCCCGTCGGCGGTCCGCCCGTAATAATGGCGCAGGCACGGCACACGCTTTTCAGGCACTTTGCGCAACCACATGAGCCGATCCTCTCGCGCCTGCATATCGGCCGCCGCTGCGCCGTACACTTCTACAAGTTCTCGGCGCCGTAAAGCGTAGGCTGCTAGCGCGAGCCGTTCGTCGTCGGTGAGCGAAGCTATGAACGATGGACCGACCTTGCGCACCATCTCGAAATGCAGCGCGACGGGCGAGGGCTTCATCATCGCGGCGAATGCGGCTTCGCTCGCGGCGTCGGCAGCCTCAGCCGGGGTCATTTCACGGCTCGCATTAAGTAATCAACAGCACACAGCACCGACGGTAGACTATCGCCAAGCAGCCCGAGCCCACTATTGCATGTGCGACATAGCCAGCCGCGAAATTCGCCTGTCCTATGGTCGTGGTCGAGACATAGCGCGCCGAATCTGCAAGGCTTGCCGCAACACTCGCAGGCGGCAGGGGTGGGACGCGTGGGGTCAGGCAGACCCATATGTTTACGGTGCGTCGCGCGGCATCGGTCGCCGTAACGATGAAACCATGTACGTTTAGCCGCTTTGACCTTTTCTTTATTTCTAGCCTTGTAGGCGCGGTTCGACCGCCGCTGTGCTTCTGTCGCCATAGCCATCAAGTATCAAACGAAGCGATTAGGCTTGCAAGATCGGCAGGGTTCATCTCGCGCGCCGTTGACATATTCACGGTTGCATTGAAATTCATCGACCGCGACACATAGGCGCCCTGCAGCTTGTTCAACATCTCAGCCGCCTCCGACTTGCTCTGCGTGCTGATCGTTATCACGCCGTCCTTGTCCTGGCTCGCGCCCTTGAACAGCGCGCGCCCCTCCGGACTCAACTCGTCGGTCGGCGTGAGCTCGACCCGCTGATACCCGCGACCCTTGCAGTGCGTGCAGCCGGCTCGAGGCTTCGTAGTGTTCGGCTGCGGCGGGCGCTCCTCGGCGAACGGGCTCGGGTCGAAGTGAGCCGCCCACGCCTCGGCGACCAGGGCAGTTGACCAGCAATGGTCACACGGGTCGACCACGACGCGCGAGAGCTCCTCGGGGTCCGCGTTAATGATGAGCCGCAACCACGCCATGCGCTCTGTGAGCGTCGACACGATCTCGGCGTCAACCGCGGCTCGCAACTCGCGCACTCGAGCGCGCACGCCCGGATTGCGGTTCAGGTCGCTTATCTGTTGCGACTGCGAGCCGACCGTCGAAGCCACGAGCCCACCCTGTCGGAACGCCTCGGCGTAGGACATGCCGGCCGCCACGCAGCGGGCGTACCGCTCCTGCCGCCCGGTCAGGGGGCGGGTATGGGGGGCTGCGGAGGGCAGCGCTACGGCCGTGGTGTTAGGCGTACTGCTCATACGTCAAGGCTAACGGTTTGCAAGCCGTCCACGCAAGCCACACGTCCACACGAGATGTCGAGCCGCACGCCCCGGTTCGCAGCGATCAGTGTACCAATGCACATTTGCACACGTTTTAAACGGTAGCCTATATTTGACTGTGTAACTTACATAATTATATCATCGCGTAATATTTATTTATATTATTATGTTATAAAAGTTACTGAGTGTAAGTAAGTTACATAGTAAAATATAGGCTGCGAGTTGAAAACGGTGCACCAGTGCATCTGTACACAACCCAAAGGAGTCAATACGATGGATATCATTAATCGCGATGTCGCGCATGCGAGCGGTTTAAAGCGGTATTTCACGGGCGTGCCGTGCAAAAGAGGGCACGTAGTCGAGCGGTACGTCTCTACAGGCGCGTGCAAAGATTGCTTGCATCGGGCGGCGGACCCTACGGCGGGAAGCGCTTACCCATTTCACGCGCCGTTGCGGGCGCCATGTTTCAAGGATGCGAGCGGACTCGAGGCGCAAGCTGCGTTTCGTCTCATGGAATCCGCTGGTTGGTACGAGGCTGCCGTAAAAGCGCTGCGCGCCGATCCCGCGCTGCTGGCGCACTACTCGGCGCATTTGACTGCAACGCAACGGGCGGGGCTGCGTAGTGCTGATACGGCGCGCGCGGCACGGCGCGCAAAATTGCAAACTGGCTAGACTATTGCGCCGCAGCATGCGGGATAATGGCTCCGAACCCCACGGAGCGAGCCCGCCATGCGACCCACAACTTGCGCCCCTGACTGCGACCATCACGAGTACGAGACCGCGTGCGACGATGAATTATCGCGCGAGGGTTCGGGCGACGGCGACGATTATTGAATCGGGATATTGAAATCGCGCCGATAAATCGCGCCGATAAATCGCGCCGATATGTCAGACCAACATTGACGGTTCTGTCAGAGCATGCCTACACTCAAGACATGGCTCGACCGCCTCTTAAAATTCACGCACGCGGATTTCGCGGCGATAAGCTGTTCGCGCTCTGCAGTGGTGATGTCTGGGGAAAGCTCGCGGCGAGCCCGACCGAGGATGATGTCACGTGCCTACGGTGCCTGTACCGCCTCGGGCGCTATGTCCCGTTGAGCCGCCTGCGCGAGCATCAAGCCATTAGGTCAATATTTTCCGCTCGGCTAGGAGTCGCATGCTATGAATCTGACCGACGCTGAGTTAGCTCGTTTGTGTGAGGCGCGGCGATTCGCCTGGATACGCCGTAAGTTTCTGGCGGGGCGCCGTTACCGGCGGCAGTACCTCCGCGTGCTGCAAGCGCGCTATCGTGAGCGGGGGCAGTTCGCGGGGTGGTGGAGTTTCAAAGGATTCTGCAAGGCGCACGCGAATGGTTGGATTAGTCTGTGAGCGGCATCGACGACCTCCCCGACGTGACGCCCTATGCGCAGCGGCTCTTGCGTGGTCACATGCTCGCCGTGCAGCGGCACGCCTCGTACTGCACGCGCGTGCCGCCTTGCTCCTCGGCTGCGATTATGCGCGAGACACACGGGACGCCTCGCCAGTTCATGCGCGCAGCCTACGCCGCGTGCGGTGAGATAGCGCTCATTGAGGCTGCGCGAGCCTCGCAGGCGTACGCCGAGGAGTACGAGGCGGCGATATGAGTTTTACGATTACCTTGCGTTGCCCGCGGCACCCGACCTATACGGCGAAGATACGACCGAGCACCGACTGCGCGTGCTGTCAGCTGATGTTCGTCGCGCGCAATACCTTCCACAAGGCGATAAGCGTTCCTCTCGAGGAGCGCACTGACCCGGATGAGAAAATTATGTATGCGATAGCGGATGGAGGGCAGCCGTAATGAGCAGCGTGAAAGACTGGCTCGCAGTGATAGGTATTCTCGCCGTCGGTTTTGTGGGCGGGTGGGCTATGATGAATGTTCGGCTGGACGACGGGGAGGTGCCCGTTGCGCACCGTCAGCACTGGGAGTTCGACCCGCAAGGGCAAGGTGAAAATTTAAGCGCGGATGCGTGTCGCGCAGCGGGGCGCACGCCGTATTATATCTATCCCGACAACGTTACCCCATTCTACGAGGAGTGTTTGAAGTGAAAGCTACAACCCCGTTTTTCCGCACGTTCATTGCCGCAGTGATGGTCGTCGGCGTGATGGTCACAATGTATATGTGCACGCACCCGGCGTACGGCGCTGAGCCGAGCGCGGATGTCCCGCAGCTGGTCATCGTGGTCGGCTATGAGAACGGCAAAGCGATCGGCGGTCAGGTGCTCGGCATAGCGGATAACCTCGAGGCGTGTCAGAAGGGGCTCGAGCAGATGCTCCCCGAGCTCAAGGCTAAGGAAGGTATCGCGCTCGCCGCAGTTTGCACGCCGTTGCCGCCCGCACCGACCGCCGTTAAGCACAAGGGCGAGGCGAGTATTTAAAATGAAGTGCGAGCACTGCGAGCGATTAAAGGTCGGCCTTGAAACCATCCGCGAGTACACGGGCCCGGATCGACACCCGAACGGGGTCTGGGACGCCTACGTGATCGCGGGCAGGTTGCTGGACGGGCAAGATCAGAATGGCCGCACGGTGCCCCAAAGGGGCGTCGATTTAACAGAGGGAAAATCATGAGCGGTTTTTCGGATTGCCAAGAGTGTGGCAGCGGCAACCGGTGGACATGTATCTGCGCCCAGCGAGAGAAGAGGAGACGAGCATGCGAGACGAGTTCAAAGGAATCGAAAACCTCACCCACCGCACCAGGTTCGGGGATGTTTACTGCGCGGCCGGCAACAGCCAGGCAATCATCAGGGCAGGCGGCCACACGCTCTATATCAACATCGAAGAAGCGCGCGTGATCCGGCGTTGGCTGAACGAGGCCATTGACGCCAGCGTGGAATGCCCAGTGTGTCACCAGCCCCTTGCCGAGGACGAGATTCGCGGTTCTTGTATGCATGGGGGCCCGCGGCATCGTTCTGTGTCTTCGAGTACCCAAAGGGGCAACGAGTGAAGGTTGCTGACTTTTTCTCAGGTATAGGAGGGTTCTCCCTTGGATTGGAACGCGCGGGAATGGAGACGACAACATTTTGTGAATCTGACGCTAAGTGTCGTGCTGTGCTTGCTCGGCATTGGCCTCATGTTACTTGCCATCCGGACATTAGGACGCTAGATGCACGCACTCTCAACGCAGACCTATTTTGTGGGGGATTCCCTTGTCAGTTCACCAG